GTGCGGCACTGGAACGCCGGGGTGGTAACGAGCAATCTGCCCGTACCTGGCTGTGGAAGTACACGCTGGCAAAAGTGGTTGCCAAGCACCAGGAGCAGGCAGAGTTATTTGATGATTTGGACAGCGAAGATGAACCGGTAACACAGGCACCGGTGGAGAATAGGACAAAAGACCCGGCTGAAGACATGCCGATGAAAGAGTCCAAATTGGACCGTCAAAAACGCATTCAAGAGTTGCCGTTTGAAAAAGGCAACCATGAAAAGAATGCCCTGTTGTTCCTGAAACATATCAGCCCATTGGTCAGGGCCATGAAACAGTATTTTCGTTTCAACGGTCGGTACTGGCAGCTGTATGGGGATGACCAGGTAGAGCGTGACATCCAGCAAGCACTGCGTGGCCGGGACTTCCCGCTGTCAACCATCAACAATACAATAACCACCGTTCGCCGATTTTCCACCAAAGATGAATTCAACCCTCACCCCACCATCATTACCTTCAGGAACGGGTGTGTTGATCTTGACGGTTGGGATATGGGATTGGTGGATACCACACTGTTACCCCACGACAGGAAGTACAAATCGACATCCATGTTGGATTTTGACTTTGACCCCACGGCAACATGCCCGGAGTTCGACAGATTTCTGGTTCAAGTTTTTGAGGGTGACATTGAATGCTCCAACGTGTTGTTGGAATTCCTGGGTTACCTATTAGTGGATGATTACCGATTCCAGAAAATCCTGCTAATGGTGGGTAAGTCTCGCTCAGGCAAAGGCACCATCGCCAACAACATCATCCCTGCTTTAGTAGGTCGTGAGTCGTTCGCAGCCACCAGTCTGTCCAGCTTGGCCGGTGACCACGGTTTAGCCTCATTGATGTATGCCAAGGTCGGTGTTATTGGTGACGCCCACCACGGGCAGCGTGACCGGATAGGTCGGGCAAAAGAAATACTTTTGAATATCTCAGGTAATGACCATGTGCCGGTGAACCCGAAAGGCAAAGATGAAATCAGTATGCGCTTACGTGCCAAACTGATCATGAGTGCCAACGAGCAACCACGGTTCGCAGACGGTATGGATGCATTGGCTAATCGCTACCTAATACTCCCGTTCAATGTGTCATTCATTGGTCGTGAAGACCCTATTTTGGCGAAAAAGCTGCTGGCGGAAATGCCGGGTATTTTCAACAAAGTATTGGCTGCATTGGTCACCTTGGGTGCCAATAACCATTTCATCGAACCGAAGATCAGTCAGCCAAAACGTGAAGAAAGCATGATGCTTCAGAACCCTGAATCCTACTTCAACAAGAAGTTCCTGGTTCACACCGGTAATGAAGATGACAGGGTGGCCATGCGTGACGTGTACGACGCTTACTGCATGTTCTGCCATGAGATCGACAAGAAGCCGGTAGACGGTAAGTGGTTTGGTCGTCGTCTGAATGACGTGGTAGACCACCTGAAGTCAGGCCGATTAAAGAAAGAGGAAGGTCGCCATAAAGCCTACATAGGTGTGAAAATAAATGAGGAATCAATGAAGGATTTCGTCACCGACGTTGAGCAATTCTGACACCGAATTGGTTACATTTGTGAACTTAAAACCACCTTCGGGTGGTTCTTTTTTGCCTGTAATCCGTGTACTCACAAGGGCACCAAACGTGTCCCAGTAAAGAAAAAACGAAAAGAAGAATGTTTTTCAGTAAAGAAGAATGTTTTTGAAAAAGAAGAATGTTGAGTTTAAAAAAGAAGAATATTGAGTTTTTAAATCTGTCCCACCATAGAAGGGACACGTCACGGTAGAAAAATCTTATGGAAACACTGTAAGTTATTGATTTATATATATCTTCTTCTATTTTGTCCCTTTGTCCCTTTATAATATATATTAATAGTAATAATAGTATATAAAAGAGAGAGGGGTGAATCGTATCTCACGCTGAACGTGCTGACGGCAATACTGGTACCGTTTGTGTGTTTGTCGGGACACTGGGGACAACAGGACATGCCGGATTCTGCAACTTAAAATTCCCACGGTGTTCAAGCCAGTCCGATGTACAACCCTCGGTGTCAGAAATACCTGAATCTGGAAGGTCGGAATTCCCACGGTGATTCGCCTGTAAAAACCGCTGCATGAATCCGTGAAAACTGAAAGTTGACTTAACGACTTTTGGGTGTATGATTTGAATTCTTGAATTTAATTATCAATTTCAAACTCACCACGGATTTCATCGACATGGCGAAAGCGTCTGAATTCACCGAACTGGTACGTGGTGCCAGTATCAGCCAACTAGGCCAGTTGTTTGACCTCGACCGGCGCACGGTGACAGATCGCTTGAAAGATACTCAACCCAGTGGTCGCCGCAATGCACACCCGATTTACAAAATCGCAGACATTGCTGAACTCCTGGTCGTCGGTTATCTGACCAAAGACAAACTCAGTGAAGCGCAACAGCTCAAGTACGCTGGTAACGCCAAGGACCATTGGGATTCCCAACTGAAGCGTCAGAAATACCTTGAAAACATGCACGACCTTTGGCGCACTGAGAAAGTGATTTCGGTGTTTGCCGACGTGTTCAAAACCTTCCGTGAAGCCGTAGTGGTGTTCGCCGATGAAATGGAACATGAGTCTGGTTTGACCGGTGATCAGATCGACAAAGTGAAAGGTTTTTGTGACGCATTGCTGATCGAAACCCGTGCAAAATTGCTACAACTGGACATCCCCGAAATGGGCGATCACGACATTGCATACGATCCCTCCGGTCTACCTGAAGACGACTTGGTGGAATTGGGGTTGGCGTGAGTGTCACACTTCACTGACCTGTCCATACGGGAGTTTAAACACTACCCGTCAATACGAAGCATAATCGAAGAACTCTCTGAAATACTGCTACCACCTGAACGTATCACGGTGACCGAAGCAGCAGAGAAATATTTTCGTGTGTACAACCCGCCTGCCTATTCTGGCCCCTATCTGGGCTCCAAAGTTCCGTACCTGTCTGAACCCATGAACACCTTGGAATCACGGGATTTCTCAGCGGTGTGCGTGGTGGCCCCGGCTCAATCTGGCAAAACGAACGCTTCGCTTGGATGGCTTGCTTACAACGTGGTGTGTGACCCTTCGGATTTTATGATCGTGGAAAAATCCATGACAGAAGCGAAGAACTTTTCGATGATGAAAGCGGATCGCATGATTCGCCATTCACCCGAAATAGTGACCAGGTTAATTCAGCGCCGGACAGCATCAAATATTTACGATAAGAAATTCAAATCTGGCACCTTCCTGACGATGACCTGGCCCACGGTGAACAGCCTGTCAGGTAAAACCGTTCGGCGTGTTGCGCTGTCAGACTATGACCGTATGGACATGGACATTGGTGGGGAAGGTTCCCCGTTCGACCTCGCTAGACGACGCACAACCACTTACAAACGGTTGGGTATGACCTATGTCGAATCAAGCCCGTCCTACGATTCTCTGAACCCCAGGTGGCGATCCACGTCATCACATGAGGCACCACCCACCAAAGGTATTCTGGGTGTTTACAACCGGGGTGACCGCAGACTCCGCTACTGGCAGTGTCCGCATTGCAGTGAATGGTTTGAACCGTCCTTCGCAACACTGCGGTGGCCAGTCAGTGACGACGCAATGGAATCGGCTGAAAACGTGTACATGGCCTGTCCACACTGTTTCGATGAAAACGGTGCCATGATCACCCAGGACATGCGACCCGCACTGGATGGGAAAGGTGTCTGGTTACGCGACGGTGAGAAGATCGACAGGCACGGTGTTGTCAGTGGGAAAGCACGACGGTCAGATATTGCCTCGTTCTGGTTGAAGGGGCCAGCTGCTGCGTTCTCACAGTGGAAAACTCTGGTGATCAACTACCTGTTGGCCATGGAGGAATACGAATCCACCGGCAACGACAGGCCACTCAAAGCCACCGTGAATACCGACCAGGGTGAGGTATACACACCGCCGCACATCGCCGAGAGTCGGGCACCGGAAGACATCATGGGTCGTGCTAAGGACATCGGTGACCGGGTGGTGCCTAAAGGCGTCCGGTTCCTGCTGGCCAGCATCGACGTGCAAGGCAATCGTTTTGAGGTTCAGGTACACGGGGTTGTTCCTGCAACCAATGGTTTTGATCTGGTGATCATTGACCGATTTGTGATTCGCAAGTCGAACCGGTACGACCAGGACGATGAAAGGTTCTGGGTGAACCCCGGCGCGTACCCCGAAGACTGGGATACCATAACCGAAAAAGTCCTTGACAAAACGTACCTTACGGATGAACTTGTTGCTCGACAAATGAGTATTCGTTCTGTATTCTGTGACTCAGGTGGTCGGGCTGGTGTTACAACCAACGCTTATGAATACTACCGAAGGTTGAAACAAGAAGGTTACGGTGGAAGGTTCTGGTTGATCAAGGGTGACGGTATGAAGACCGCACCGAGGGTCAGAAAAACCTTTCCAGACTCAGGGCGAAAAGACCGGAAAGCCGGTGCCAGGGGTGAAATACCCGTGTTGATGCTGAACACCGATTTACTGAAAGACTGGTTGGACAGAGCGTTGGACAGGCTGGAACCCGGTGGGGGTTACATCCAATTCGCCGACTGGTTGGAACTGGATTTTTACAAAGAACTCTGTGCCGAAGTGAAGTTGCCAAGTGGCAAATGGGACAACCCGAAAAAGTTGCGTAACGAGTCCACCGACTTGATCTGTTATTGCTACGCCGGATGTGTGTTTTTCAAAGTGGACAAGATTGACTGGGATGATCCCCCTGCATGGGCCGATGAGTGGGACAACAACCCACTGGTGAGCAAGGCAGGCACGAAGAACCCGGTGATACAGCAGAGTTCCGAAATCAGTCTTGAAGCGTTACAAAAACTGGCAGGGCAATTGGGGTAAACATGGACAACCAGCACCGAAAAATCAGTGGCTATCGTGAACTCGACCAAGCTGAAATTGACCTGATGAATGAGATCAAAACTTTAGGTCAGGAGATTGGTTCAGTTGTCGAGAAGCTGGAACGGACGACCATCATCCGTGATTCAATCAACACTGGTGAACCGTTGTTTGATCAGCGTTGGGTTGAAGAAGGGAAAATGGACTTGCAGAAAGGGATCATGTCACTCATTCGATCTGTGGCGAAACCGGGCACATTTTAATGGCAACCATTACTGATCGACTAGCCGAAGCAGAAGCTGCGTACCACGATTTGATGACGGGTCAGGCGGTTGTTGAAGTGACAGACCAGAATGGTGAGAAGGTCACTTTTCACCGCGCCTCTGCCAGTAAGCTGGCACAGTACATTCAGTCCCTGAAGTTGCAAGCCGGACCGGGTAACCGGGGACCAATGCGGGTGTATTTCTGATGACCGATCAGTTGGACCTACTGCAAGATAAAATGCCGACTCAAAGCGCCAGTAGCTTTGAGGGTGCCAGTCACATCAATCGTGAATTGGCCATGTGGCAACCGCCATTGCGGTCCGCCGACGCCGAAATTATCCCCGATAAAGACTCACTGGATGCCCGAGCCTTAGACCTACAGCGCAACGATGGTTATATCCACGGTGCCATTCAGGGCCATAAAGATTCGATCGTGGGTGGATTTTACCGCCTCAATTCCAAACCCAATTTTAAACACTTAGGTTTGGACGAAGTGTGGGCAGAAGAATTTCAAGAGTTCATTGAATCGAAGTTCAGCCTGGCGTCCGAGTCACCGGACAACTGGTTTGATGCTTCCGGTCAACTGACCTTTTCCGAAATGGTACGCCTGGCCATTGGTGTGTCCATGATGTCTGGTGAAGCGTTGTCTACGGCAGAATGGATCAGGGAAAGCAACCGACCATTCAAAACGGCCATTCAGATGGTTGACCCCATCCGTCTGTGTAATCCGTACAACGACATGAATTCAACGGAATGGCGTAAAGGTATCAATTTCAGTCGCACCGGTCGTGCGATGAAATACTCAATCCGATACACCATGCCGGGTGACATGTGGGATTACGAGAACCAGTACCGGTGGAACATTGTCAATGCCCGTAAACCCTGGGGTCGGAAACAGGTTCTGCATTATTTTGAACCGTATCGCATCGGTCAGAGTCGCGGTATCAGTGACATGGTTTCGATTCTCAAACAGAGCAAAATGGTGGGTAAGTACCAGGAAATCGTGTTGCAGAACGCGGTGTTGAACGCAACATACGCTGCAACGATTGAATCCGACTTACCACCGGCTGACGCATTTGAATCTTTGGGTGGTGGTCAGAAAGACCCACAGCAAGCGTGGGCACAGAACTACCTTGAATCAATTGCGGCGTATACCGGTTCCAGTAAACTC